AAAACCTTAGTATAATATAAAATATGTCTGGAGGTATAGCCCAACTCGTTGCAATCGGTGCCCAAGATGCGCACCTCGTCGGTCAACCCGAAGTTTCCTTTTTCAGGTCCAACTACAAACGTCACACAAACTTTGCCCAAACTGTCGAAAGACAAACTATCCAGGGCAACCCCGCTAGCAAAGGTATGTCTACCATAAGGTTCGAACGTAAAGGTGATATGCTCGGCTACGTCTACCTCGCCAATAGATCAGGTGATATTACGAATTGGACCGATGATGTTTCCAAGGTTGAACTTTTGATCGGTGGTCAAGTCATCGACACACAAGATGGTGCTTTTATTAATACTCTCGCGCCAGTTGCTATGAATCAAACGTATTCGAAATCGACGTGGGCACTCGCGGCTGATAAGTTTTACCCACTCAGGTTTTCGTTTTGCGAAAACGCCCAATCCGCGCTCCCATTGGTCGCGCTCCAATACCACGATGTTGAATTGAGAATTACGTGGGGTACATTAGCAAGCGGTAAAGAAGATTTGGAAGTGTACGCCCAATTCATCCACCTCGACACGGATGAAAGTACCGCTTTGTCCTCTACGCCACAAAACATGATCGTCACACAAACCCAAAAGGCCGTTAAATCAGGTAGTAAAATCCAGGAACTTAACTTTAACCACCCAATGAAGTATTTGATTGCAACAAAATCAACCAACTTTGACGGTCTTACCACTAACCTTACCAAACTCAAACTCCAAATCAATGGTACAGATGTTACAGACTCCCAAAATTACGAACCACATTTCTCCACGGCTCCAATCTACTACCATACTCAATCGTCCACGGTTGATGCTGGTACCTTGTTGGTTCCATTCTGTCTCGATACAACGAAGATTCAACCAACGGGTTCGCTCAATTTCAGTAGACTCGATTCTGCGAGACTCGTTTCTGACAATTTGCCCTTTACAGAAGACCTCTACGGTGTTAACTACAACATCCTCCGTATCGAAAACGGTATGGGTGGTTTGATGTACTCGAACTAATTTAATTTAGCCACTTATTATAAATGTTCTGGCAATTAGTTTTTTTACTAGCTTTCATTTTTATTATAACTTACGATCCTAAATCCGGAACTTTGAATCATCTCATCGACTCTAAACACGAAGAACCCGTACAAAATGCGGAGTGTAAAGATGGACATTACCAGGAGATTCAATTTGCTCAAATGGGATACAAGTGTCCAAAAGAAGACGGTGTACACATGGGTGCGATTATACGAACTTAAAAACATGAGGTTCTATTTTACTATAAAATGTTTACATTCGACCGTGAAACTGCCATAATTGTTGCTATTATAATGTGTATAGCAGCATCTATTTATATGTATAAAGAACTTAAAACGACCAGGGAAGAAATGGAAAGTGTTAAAGGAATGAATGGAAAAATATCTTCATTTTTGTCCCAAATAACACCCGTCAGAGTCCCAGGACCAGCACAAAAAATTGAACAAAAAGATACACCGAAAGAAACCCAAGTTGATGAAGATAGTGAAGAAAATCAAGATAGCGAAGAAGAATCTTCAGAATAATCATCTCGCTCAATTATAACTTGCAATCGCGCAATGAAAAAATATAAAGCTATAGCCATTCCCGTAATGTTTACGGGTTCTAAACCAAAGTTCCTCACTGTCCGAGACCGACGATTCAAAGATTGGATTTTCGTCACCGGAGGGTGTAGAAGAAAAGAAATACCTAATCCTATTAGATGTGCCTTACGAGAATTAGACGAAGAAACGAGAGGTGTTGTGAATCTAAAGAAAGGTGAATATACAGACTTCAAATTTGTAGTAAAAGAAAGTCCGGGTGTAGATTTAGAATATAACGTCTTCATATTTTTCGTAAATTATACGCAACAGGAACAAAATGATCTCGTTAAGAAGTTTAACGATGAAAAACAAAAAACAAATTTAAAAAAAATACAAAAGTTACCCATTAAAAGGACCCATGATGAAAATGATTTTATGAATTTTGAAACCTTATCGGAATTTAACACGAAAAAACAGTGGGATCGTATAGTTAAAAATGTACTCAATAACCCAGAATTTTACGCGTGTGTAACTTCTGTTAATAGAAAAACCTTCTCTATTAAATAATGAAGTCCAAGGCTTATATACTATCTCAAATACAGGAATTACTCGTCGAAAGACATGGATACACACAGGATAAAGCAGAAAGGTACGCAGAATTACACAAAGACGATAAAGTTTACGAACTTCTCGTTTTGAAAAAATCTTTATCAGAACAGGAACAATATCCAGAAATATCGTTTAGAAAAACACTTTGGCGTCATCACTACGATAGTGAATGAATATAAAAAAATAAAACCAATACTTTATAAGTATATACCATGTTTAAACAATGGTGTAGAGAACAGGGGTTCTTAAACAACTCCAATGTATCACATGTGCTCATGGATGGGGGTATCCTTTCCGTGCCATTTGATAGATTGAATGATTTTTATGAAAAATGTGTAGAAGTGTATACTTTAGGAGAGAAGATTTTTGTTGTGGAACAAAAAACGGAAAATTATAACTTCTTTATAGATCTCGATTATAAAGATGAAACTGAATTAACTCTTAATCAAGTAGAAAGTATATGTAAAATTATTTGTGATAAAGTTGGTAAATTTGAAGGTGCCGGACAAGCTTTAATATCTATAGCAGAACCGAAAAAGGTTTCGAATAAATTAATAAAAACAGGTGTTCATATAAACTGGGAAGGTTTTACAGTGAATAGATCTTCAGCAATAGCTATAAGGGAACATGTTATAGATACTCTAAAATTAGTATATGGTTCAGTAAATTGGGAAGACGTCGTTGATTCTGCCGTATACGGTAGTTCAGATAGAAAAACAAAAGGGAGTGGTTTTCGTATGCCTTTTTCACATAAACGTGCTAAACATGAAAAGTGTTCTGGTCAGGGATGTAAAGAATGTAATAATACGGGTAAAGTTATCCAGGGTGAATACTTACCCTATTTCATTTATAAAGGTAACAAAGGTCCTTTCACGCTACTCGAAACTATATTACCACACCCAGATGTTAATCTTTTACACACGGCAACGATACGTAGTCAAAGTACAAAACCAAATATTATAGAAGGAAAAACGACGTTTCAATCAAATGAAGGTTCATCTTTTACACAAATGGAAATAAAAAATGAATTCAAAAACCAAGAGGTTATATGTCTTTTACAAAACTTTATAAACAAACACCTCGAAGGTCAGAAAACTTCGCGTATCACAAAAATGTTTGAATCTAATAATCAGTTTCTAGTATCAACCAACTCTTTCTATTGTGAAAATAAAAAATGTAACCATAATTCTAATCATGTATGGTTTCATATACTAGGAGAAACAATTGCACAAAAGTGTTTTTCTACTACTGATATTATGAGACATTATGGGTTTTGTAAAGATTTTACAGGTAAAAGACATCAATTACCACCTAAAATTGTAGATATTTTATACAAAGACGGTACAGTTAAGAAATATGTATCACCTAATAAATCTTTTTTCAAAAAGAAAAGTGATGATGAAAATAATAATAAAGTAGATGGTACCATAAATACTATACTTCTAGATTTTATAAATAAACATATGGTAAAAAATGACGTTACATTTAATGTAAAAAGTATAGAATTAAGTAAACCTAAACCTAAAACTAAATCTAAAGAGTATTTAGTACATACAACGTATATGTGTAGTCAATGTAAAACTCACAATACAGATTTTAAAATAACAAAAAATAAAATTCAACAAGTTTGTAAATGTACCACCCGCGAACATTTTCTTCCGGAAAAAATAGTATCTAAATTATAGATACGCAATGATAGCTGTAGTAGTTCTAGCTATTGTAATATACTTTGCATCGTCTTTAATTAACAGAGATACCGATAACATTATCATATCAGAAATAAATAGTCTCGTACGACAATCTTACAAATACTCAGGCTTAAATAAAGATATACACAACGAATTCGTTGAAAATATCAAATTAGCACTCGAACACAGGACAAATACCGAATTATCAAGAAAATATTTAAACAGGGCACTAGAAAATTTAAATGAAATATCGCTCAGTTCTATGTCAGGTGACACGGACGAATTAGAAGATATAGATACTATTATTAGTGATTTAAGAACGTATTTTGAGTATTTGTATAACGTTATAGAACAGCGTGAAAGTGAGTAAAATAGTTAAAGGAAATGTCTGTATAATAATTAATACTATGGTTGTAAAAACGAGAACAAGATCCGGGAGAGTTTCTAAAGCACCAGAACGATTAGAATTATTTGAAGACGTTGAAGACGATTTTAAGGACGACGAATACGATTCAGATGAAGATTTATTACAGACAGACGATGAAGATTTTTGCACAGATGATGAAGATAACGACGATGAATACGAAACCGACCCAGATGAAGATGAAAATGGAAACTTGAAAGGGTTCGTTGTTGATGATACAGACGAAGATGAAGAATATTCGGATGATGAAGAAGAAGAAGAAGATGAGTAATAATGAGCTTAAAAAAATAGATACTTTTTTTATATATGGAAGCTGAAGTTGGTACACCTATTGAGTATAACCCAGACGAATTCATGAATAAAAACAGTGATGAATTAGAAGAACGTAATGATGAACATAATCATAACGAA